ATGATGGGTCACACTTGTATGCTTATCGACAATGAAACAATCTGGTATCATTGCGACATTATTAAGGCTATTAAGTATAGCATTCGTATGTATAAATAAGTTTTATTTTTGTTCATCAATAATTCCCAGCATCACCAACAACGCAACAACACCGCCTTTGAATAATCGACCTACATTCTTTGCGATTTCTCTGTATTGATAAAGCATTGCAACAAGATAAACTAACAAAATAATCAAGACTAATATCAATGGTTTTAATGCTACAATTTCTTGATTAGTCATTCTTATTTTTCTTGGCCACACGATACGATGCCCACATTGAAACTACTAATGCACCAAGTTTGGCGAAGTCATAAATAGTGTCATAGATGCCGACTAAATTCATATTGCCAAACCAGTCCGATGTCCATACCCCTGCTTGAATGATAACCGATGTAATGATAACTAATATGCTATTGTCGGGGTGGTGTGAATGAATCATTATTTACTCGGGAATGTTAATGCCTCAATGGCTGTTTGTAACTCTGCTAATGTTGCATATTCAGTGTCTTTTAATTGGACAAGTCTAAGGCATCCATCCAACTCTATATGACAACTTACATGGTCAACATAATTGATTTCTTCTACCCATATATTGCTTGTTACTGTAAATCCGTTTATTTTCATTTTAATGTAGTTTTATCATGCTGCATACTGTACTGTCTAATATTGAACCATTTGAGGCGGCTACTACTATATTCCCTGCGGCTGTCCAATCTATTGCTGCTATTGACATTGCTGATGTAAATGAGGCCCATTGGGTTAAACTTGCAGTACCAGTAAAAACAACTTTAGTTCCATTACCAGTACCGTTAGCAACTTCAATTGCTAAAATTCTACTCATAGGTTGTGTTCTTGTTGTAGCACCTGAGGTCATTATTCCTAAAAATATTGGAGTTCCTGCAATATCAGGTGTTGTATTCCAATACAATCTAACATTAATATTTCCTGCAGTACCTGTTTTTTCAACATTAACATCTACTTGTGGTGCTTGGTTGGCAGTTCTGGAACCTGCTGGAATAGGTAATGCTTTAGTAAAAGTATTTAATAGCGTTCCTGTTATGGCTGTACCGTTGGAGCATGAGGAAATGGGAACTGTCTGCGCCAATGCGTTTAATTGCGTTTGAATAGCACTTGTTACACCTTTAACATAGCTTAATTCAGTTAAACTTGGATATGTAGCAACTGGCAACGATGCTATAACTTGCCCACTTGTAAAGTAAGATATTTCGTTAGCAGTTCCAACACCAGTTATTGCATCAATAGGAATTCCATCTAAATTAATTACCCACGAAGCGAAAGTTCCACTACCAGTATGATGATTAACATCAACAACAAGTGTAGTGCCGCTATAACTTGTAACCTCGCCATGCATGTGGTTGCTTGGACTATTAACTATCAATACCTCTTGCAAAGGTATGTATGCTAAATCAGCATCAACTGTAAATGTTTTGCTTCCATTGCCTATTGTATTACTTGTTACCGATGAGGTCTTATATCTATCGGCTAAAGAGTTTATAATTGGGTTTGCAGGATCAGTATTATCAACGCTGATATTTGTTCCAGAGCTAACTGATGCAACACCACTTGTAATATCACTTGTCATCGCAAAGGTAAATGTCCCTGCTGCCTTGTTTGGTAATTCAAAATTAGGGGTATCTGTTAAATTTGCAGCACCTATTGTTCCGTAACCTATAGTATTAGTAATTTTAAGTTGATTAGGCTGTATTTGTACCGAATTCGTGCCATCATCAACTATAATATCGTTAGTTGTTGTAGAACCAGCATCAGTTACTTGTTGGAGGTCGGGTGTTGCTTTTAAATTAGCAATATCCTGCGCGGTTGTTTTTTTAGTTGAACCACCTTGCACTATCGGCAATGGTTCTGTGCCTGCTAATGCACCAGCACTTGTTAATGCACTTATTTTTAAATCTGCCATTATAATATTATTTTAGATCCATCTTCTTGCAACAAATAAAATCCATCCTCTAATAAAATAAAGTAAGGAATTACTGCCGCTTCGCTTTCGGATTGAGTTGCAAATATACTACCAAATGGTATATTATTTGGTATTTTAGTAACTTGTATTATTTGTGAACCAACATCGGTTGAATTAATATCCAAACCTGTGAGCTTGCAAAATTCTGCCACGCGATTAAGACCATAACCAAACTGCAAAGCTAAATCATAAACCGATTGTGTTTGTTTTATAAAATAACTATTGTCGGGTTGTTGTGGTGTGTTCTGTTGCTTTATCGCAGCCGAAACAACATTGCGCCTTATTGTGTCATCATAAGTTAATGTAAGGCCCTCAATTGAATCGGTTATTGTCAAATCATTATCAGTGCATAATTTAACTGAATATTGAGCATCGCCATACAACTGGATAGCAACATCATAAATACCTTGACCTGCCTTAACTACGTATTGCATCTACATCAAAGTTTGAACTATTATTATCGCTGAAGTTAACGGTTATTGAACTGAATCCATCCTGCGCTAATTGTAATAATATTTGTTTTTTTAATTGCAATTGTGCGCCACTACTATTCAAGTAATTATCAATTCCAACACCGCAAAGTATATACTCTTTCCAATCCCCTTGCGCTGAATTGATAATGTCAACAATATGGTCTTCATCACTGGCACCAATTACAAAATCGTTGTTAACTATTAGCGCATCTCCATCGCTATTTTGCAGAAAATCTTTAGCCGTTGCCATGTTTTACAGTTGTGTTTTCTATTTGTGAAATGTTTATTTGTGGTAATACCGCAGCGTTAAATGCAGCAGCACTTGCACCGCTATCTAATATGCCTGAATAAACTGTTATTGCAGTGCCTGTTAATGCTTTCAACGTATTAATTTCTGTTTGTAAGTTATTCAATGCAGCATTCAACACTTGCACTTTTACCAACCCTCCATTCGCATCTCCAGCCAAATAAACTTGGTCAACCTTGCTTACCATAGTCACATAAGCATTTGCTTGCGATGTTTGTTGAATAATTACTAAACTGCCATTTGTAGGTATCAAAGTAAAACCCTTATCAGCATCGGCATTTAGCAACACATCGTAAAACTCTGCATCGCCATTTATCGGGGTGCAAGTGCAAGTGAACGTAGCCAAATCAATGTCGCTCACATTGCACACCACACCCTCGTATTGCAGGTCACCAAAGCCACTTAACGCTTGTATTGCCTGTCTTATATCTGTTACTTCTTTACTCATATTATGCTATTCTACGTTCTAATTCAATTGTTTGCTTACCGCCATCAGTAACACTTACCTCTGTTGTAACTGATTTAATTAAGTATTTACCTTTGCGCTCTGGGTATTTCCAACTATCAACAACTGCATAATCGCCCGGAACAACTAATGGTTCTAAAAATGTTTTAAAGCTTCCATAATAACCAGTGTAGTTTGCTTGCTCTAAAAACGAATTACACTTTGCATCTAAATCGGCTTTTGTGCCACCTAACTGAAACACAGTGCGAATGTCACCCGATGGGTCACCATATATAAATTCTTCACGCGCATTGTTTTTAATTAGTATGCCTTTGATTTGCACCTTAACATCATCCTTTTTAAGATAAGTTAAACTCATTCCCTCTTTAACCATTTTCTCAAATAAGAATACCGCTTTCATAGCTTCCTCTTTATAAAATGGCAATCCAACACGCAAAACACCGTTTTTAAAAAACGAATACAAACCATATTGGTCACGTAACACTTGCAGCACTTTACCAACGCTTGCTTCTTGCAGTTTTATCTTACCCAATTGTGCGGTTAAATCAACTTTATATGGCACATTAATGTTAGTTAACATCTTACCTATAAACGTGTTTAAATCAACGCTTGGAAACGATAGGTTTGGCGATATAGTTTGCTTCAACAAAAACATTTCATCCTCGCACAATAATTCAACAGGCACGTTGTTGTTTATCTTACTTATGTAACCTGTAAATATTACCGTTTCGTTTGGGAAGTATGCAGCAATAATTTTAATCTTATCGCCTCTGCGCATTATAGCATTTGCGCCCTCGTAAATGTTTTTTTTATTGTAGTTGACATTACGTGGCAATGTTACCGATGCCGTTTGTGTTTGCTTATCGTATGAGCGCGAAACACTAACTTTGCTAACAGATGCGAATGTAAACGTATCATTTCGCCCATCGCCTTGTTGCTCTATTATTACGCGGCAAACGATTCTAAACATCTTTAGTTGTTTTAGAAATTGTATAATCTATATCGCTCACACAATTCAACTGAAAATATTGCACGTTGCGAAGCCCTTGTTGCTGCGACATTTGGCAACTTTCAATTACTATTTGACTAACACCAAGTATATTGTTTAAAAAGTCACTTGTTACTTTTAAAGACACTGGCGCACTTGAATATGATTTGATTAATCTCGCATCGTCATCAGGGTATTCATCAGGATTTTGTGATGCCACATAACCGCGAATAGTTATCGTTAAATCACTTTCGCCCATGTATTCTTTAACAGTGCCTTTCAAATCAATTACCTCTGT